TTGTACGCATGATCCCTGACGACTGGCCGCGCATTGCTGGAATCCACGTCCGAAGTGACGGCGACGTCGGCTGCGTCTGGCTTGCGCACGACAAGGACCGCGATCTTGTACACTTGTATGATGCGTGCAAGTTCGAGCGAGAAGTTCTGGCCGTGATTGCTGACGCGCTGAACGCCCGGGGCCGGTTTATTCCGGTCGCGTGGACGCACAAGGAGATGGCGGACGCGCTGCTCGAGCGTGGTGTGAACATGCTCCCGGAGAGCTGCGACGATTCTGACGCGGCAGCCGAGATCGCTTCGCGTGACGTCTGGTCGCGAATGCGGACCAAACGCTTCAAGGTCGAGCGTGCGCTTCAGGATTGGGCGGGCGAGTTCGAGACCTACAACCGAGAGGCTCAGAAGGTCCCGCGAGACTCGCATCCGCTGATGAGCGCGACCCGGTATGCGGTGCAGATGCTTCCGTGGGCTCGCCGCAGCGTCCGGCGCGCGTCTCGGGGCGTCAACTACCCGCAGGTGGCGATGATCTGATGCGGATCCGAGAGCGACAGGCGCTGGAGGCGCTATTCCGCCGAGTGGACGAACTCGAGCGAGAAGTGCAGGCGCTGAAAGCCAAGCGGCGGCCAGGCAGGCCCAAGAAGGTCGAAAACGATGAATGACGAGCGGCTGGTCGCGATAGTTGATGCGGAGTTCAGCACCGCAATGGGTGCGCCGGGTGGGGATATTTCCACCGAGCGTGCGCGTGCGTGGGACTATTACCTCGCCAAGCCGATTGGTAATGAGGTCGAGGGCCAGTCGTCGGTTGTAACGTCTGACGTGGCGGACGTGGTGGACGGGATCATGCCGTCGCTGCTTCGCATCTTTACGACCTCGGACAACCTGGTGTCGTTTGACGCTGTGGGGCCGGAGGACGAGGCGCAGGCCGAGCAAGAATCGGACTACATCAATCACGTTTTCTTCAAGCAGAACGACGCATTCGAGACGCTTTACGTCTGGTTCTTTGACGCGCTGTGCCAGAAGAACGGCATCGTCAAAGCGTGGTGGGACGAGTCGGAGACGGTTTCAACGGAGAGCTACAGCGGTCTGACGATCGAGGAGCTGTTCGGGCTGCTTGATGACCCTGAACTCCAGCCTGTCGAGCGCGCCGAACGAGAGCCCGGCCCGGGCGAAGTCCCCGGCAGCGACGGGCTGGTGCATGACGTGGAGTTCCGGCGCGTGGTGCAGACCGGCAAGCTCTGCGTCGACAACGTGCCGCCCGATGAATATCGCATTTCTGCGGATGCGCGACGTCTGGACCCGAGCCGGGCCCGAATGGTGGGCCACGAGCGCGAGGTGACGCGCACGGAGCTGATCGAGATGGGCTTCGACCGTGATCTGGTCGAGTCTCTCCCGACGTACATCCGTGACGGGCGGGGGCCGCAGGGCGGCGAGGAGCGCATTTCCCGATACGACCGCCAAGACGAGCGGAACGACTCGGCGCACGAGGAGAGCATGGATTTTATCCAGCTCCGCGAGGCGTACATCCGGGTTGATTACGATGACGACGGCATTGCAGAGCTGCGCCGCGTGCTGATTGCTGGTGGCGAGGTGCTGTCGAACGAGCCTGCTGACCGCCAGCCGTTTCACGTCATTTCGCCGCAGCCGCTTCCGCACAAGCACTTCGGGCGCGCGTCGTCCGAGAAGGTGATGGACGTCCAGGAGGTCTCGACGACCCTTCTGAGGCAGGTGCTGGACAACCTGTACCAGACGAACAACCCCCAGCACGCCGTCTGGGAGATGGGCATGGGCGATAACACGCTGGACGATCTGATGACGTCTCGCGTGGGCTCCATCAAGCGCTTTGCTCGCCCTGTGGCAGAGTCCTACTCGCAGATCACGGTGCCGTTCACGGCGGGCGCGTCGTTCCCGATGCTGGACTACTTCAACAAGGTCAAGCGGGACCGCACGGGCATTGCGTCGGATTCGGAGGGCCTTTCCCCAGACGCCCTCAAGAACATTCAGCAGTCCGTGATGATGCAGGCGTCGGACATGGGCCGGATGAAGATCGAGGCCGTGGCGCGCATCTTTGCCGAGACGGGCATCCGCTCGCTGTTCGAGCACATCCGCGAACTGCTGATGAAACACTCGCAGAAGGCCGACGTGGTGCGTCTGCGGAACCGTTGGGTCCAGGTGGACCCGCGCGGGTGGCGGAACAAGCGCAACGTCACGATCAACATCGGCCTCGGCATCGGTTCTCGCGACTCGAACCTGATGATGCTCGAGGCGATCTGGCAGAAGCAGTCCGAGATGGTGGCGGGTGGAGGCATGGGCCTGACCGTTACGCCCCGCAACATCTACGCCACGGCTGCCGAGATCGTCAAAAACGCGAACTATAAGACGCCCGAGATGTTCTTCACCGACCCGGGCGACCAGATGGCACCGCCGCCGTCGGATCAGCAGGAGGAACTCCAGCGTCAGCAGCAGGAGCTGGTTGCGCGTCAGCAGCAGCTCGATGCTCAGCAGATGCAGATTCGCGAGCAGAAGCTGGAGGTGGATCGCCAGAGGCTCCTGTTCGAGACGGAGCGCAAGGGTCAGGAGTTCCTGCACAAGCGCGAGCACGACAACGCCAAGCTCATGCTGGAGGCTCAGAAGGTCGCTTCTGAGGTTCAGTCGGCGCGGACTGAGGACGAGATCAAGGCCGCGCGCGTCCGCATGGAGGAGGTGATGGCGCAGCTTGAGGGCGCCCTGAAACGCGCTCAGACGGCGAAGGTTGCCGAGGAGGCCCGGAGCCTCGACATCGACAATGACGCCACAGAGAGCGGCGTGACGGAAGCCCTGGAGGGGCTGGTGCGCATGCGGGAGGCGGGCGATGACTCGGATCAAGAAGGCAGTTGATCAAGCTCTGGATATGTCCCGCCGTGCGCGCATGGAGCGTGCGCGGGAGATGGGGTTTGATACGGATCGGGTGCTGTATCACGGGACTGCTGGAGATGTTGAGGCATTTGACCCTGCCCGCTATGGCGGGTCTGTCACCAGAGCTAGAAGTGCGCGCATGGGGACATGGTTGTCGGATGACCCTGAAGTAGCGGCTGGCTATGCGCGATTTGCCGCCGAAGATGCGCCTGTACAAAGGCTTTTCGATCAATCATATGCGGCCGAAAGAGCGGGTGACTTTGACAGGGCCGAAGACATTATGCGGCAAGCCGAAGAATTAGAGCTTGGCGGGTCGCTGGTGGGTGGGGGCGGGCAAAACATTGTTCCTGCCCGTGCGCGTGGGCGATTCATGGATGTGGACGCCGAAGGCGCGACCATGTCCGACCTCGACGATAGTCAGCTCGCGCGCTGGGCGGAAGAAGCTCAAGCGGCTGGGTTTGACGGGCTACAGATTCGCAACTTTTCGGATAATGCCGATTATGGAGAGTATCGTCCTGCAACGCATTATTTGGTCTTCGACCCCGCCAACATCCGCTCCGTCAACGCCGCCTTTGACCCCTCCCAACGCGACAGCAGCAACCTTCTCGCTGGGGTCGGCGGCGCTGCGGTAGGCGCTGGATTGCTGGCTGCTCCGCAGGAGTCGGAAGCCGCCGCCTTCGGCACTCTGGCCCGCCAGCTAGGCCGCCGCACGCGCGAGGCATGGCACGGCTCGCCGCACATCTACGATCAGGTGGACTTGTCCCGCATGGGTACGGGCGAGGGCGCTCAGGCGTATGGGGCGGGGTACTATGCGGCGGATGCGAGGGGTGTGGCGGAAGACTACAGGGCCGCACTCACGACGCCGGATGACGCGCCGAAATCAGTACAAGCCGCGTTTGAGCTTCAGCAAGCGCAAGCGCATGCAAAGGCACTTGAATCAATCAATCTAGAATCCCCCGGCATGTACGTTGAAGGCGACGACGATTTTGGGTGGTCGTGGCGTTTTTCTGACCCGACAGCCCCGATGGGCATATCCGACAGTAATCGAGTCTTCAGGGATTATGACGATGCCGTTACTGACTTCGAGCGGGCAATCGCAAAACAGAAGTCAGATGCGATCAAGGCGATTGATGCTGCGCGTCAGGAATATGAACGGTATGGGCCGGGCGCCCTCTATCGCCTCGAAATCCCCGACGAAGACCTCCTCGACTGGGACGCGCCGCTGTCGGAGCAGCCGGAGGCGGTGCAGAAGATTTGGCGCGATTCCGGCGCGGGCCGCTTTACGCAAGAAGATAACGAGCTGCTTCAACAGCTTGGGGCTTCAAGCGATGTTGATGGGGATTTGATCGCGCGCAATCCCGAGCCGACCGGGCGGCAAATCTATCAAACCCTCTCTGATCCGTATGGGCCGTATTTCAAAAGCGACCAAGCCGCTAGTCGCGCGCTTTCCGAAGCCGGAATCCCCGGCATCCGCTACCTCGATGGCGTATCCCGCAACGCAGGCGAAGGCACGCGCAACTACGTCATCTTCGATGATCGGAACGTCAACGTGGTGGAGCGC